CATCAAAAATACAATCAATCCAGTCACGATTGATCAGTTCAAAGCAACTATTGGAAAACGTGGGGGTATTGCGACTACAAATCGTTTTGCTATTACAATAACACCTCCAAATCAAGCTCTATTAAACCTTGATGGATTGCTTGGAGGTGGGGCATTAATAAATGATCCACGCGATATCAACATATTGTGCCAATCTTGCTCTTTACCCGGAAAACTGGTTATGACAGGTGACTATGATGCATATGGAGCCAATCCAAGGAAATACCCACAAAGCTCTACTCAGGAAGATGTTACATTTAATTTTTTACTTACAAATGACTTTTACGCTAAGAAAATATTTGATAAGTGGCAAAACAGTATTGTCGATCAAGTCTCCCAACTAGTATCTTATGATAGCGAATATAAGACTGATGTTTTTATTCAAGAATTAGATAAAGATAATACTCCAGTGTATGCGGTTCGTTTGCGCGATGCATATCCTACTTCGGTAAACAGCGTGGATCTTACAAATGACAATACTGATACCACAGCATCAGTAAGTGTGACTATGACATACGATTATTTCGAAACCGAGAAACCTATGAAATCATTGATAAATAGTACTAGCGACAAGCTTAGTATATTTAAGCGGCTAATATAAATTATAAAACATTATGGCATTACCAACAATTGAATCACCAAAATATTTCTTAACTGTTCCATCAACAAAAGAAACAGTTGAGTTTAGACCATTCCTCGTAAAGGAAGAAAAGGTTTTAATGATTGCACAAGAAGCAGGAACTAATCAAAGTATGATTTCAGCAATGAAAGACATAATAAACTCATGCACATTTGGAGCGCTAGATCTTTATTCTTTAGCTATGAGTGACCTTGAGTATATTCTACTTCAACTTCGTTCAAAAAGCGTAGGCGAAACATCTAATATTAAGTTTCAATGTGATGAGTGTGATGAACTTATAGATATGACAATTGATCTTTCAGAAATAGAAGTTTCAGAGAGTAAAAATAAAGAAAATAAGATTCAACTCACGGATGATGTTGGTATAACACTTAAATCACCAGGCCTAAAAGAAGCTGAAGTCGCTGCTCGAAGTAATAAGAAAAACAATTCTATGATTCAATCTTTGATGACTGTAATTGAAAGTGTATATGACGCTGAAGCAGTGTATCCATTTACTGACGCATCACCTAAAGAAATAGAAAACTTTATTGATTCACTAAGCAGTAAACAAGTTGTAAAAATTAAAGAATGGGTTGAAGGCTTACCATCTCTTAAAAAAGAAATTAAATTTAAATGTTCTCAGGGTAAAGAAAGAACAAAGATCCTAAGTGGTCTTGATGATTTTTTCGCCTAGCCCTTTCTCATAATTCATTAGAGAATTATTATTACATTCAGTTTTCTTTATTGCAACATCACAAATATAGCTTAACAGAACTTGATAATATGATTCCATGGGAAAGGGAGATTTACATTACACTTTTAAAAGACCACATTAAAGAAGAAGAACTAAAACACAAACAAAACAATGGCTGAAGATAAATTTGTAACAAGAAAAGATCTTAAAGAAGTAACTCAAAAAGTTGCAATTGAAAATTCAAAAGATTTTGCAAAACCTCTTATTGATCAACAGAAAAATAATGATCTTAAGGAGCTTGAAAGAACTATCGAACAAAAAGCGTTATTTCAAGATATAGCAGACGGTATTAGGGGACTCGGTGATTCTCTCCTCAAAGGTTTAAAAGGTCTAATTCCCAAAACTGATGGAGGCCTTAGCAAATTACTCGGCCTTGGCCTTGGCTTATTGTTAGCTCCATTCGTAGTCTTCATCGAATTCATTGCTCAACTAGGTAGAGAACTTAACTTTCTTACGAAAGGTCGAGCTGCTGAATGGTTAGCTAATTTTAAACTTAAATTTAAGACTTTCTTTAGTGACATATTTAAAAGGATTAAAAACAGTAAGCTAGGGAAATTTATCGGATCTATCGTTACTAAAGTTAAACTTTTCTTTAGTGGTATATTTAACAAACTTAAAAACAGTAAGCTAGGCAAATTCATTAGTGGAATTTTAAGCAAACTTAAAAATAGCAAGATATTTAAATCAATCATTACTTTATTTAGAAGGGTGTTTGGAGGAGGAGGAAGGGGATTCTTTTCAAAGTTATCTAGTATTTTTAAATCAATTGTAAAGTTTGCGACAGGTGGTCCGTTTAAAGCAATAATGAAAGTTGCTAAAAGCATTGGACGAATAATGGGTAAAGTATTTTTACCAATCACTATTCTTATGGGAATCTTTGATTTCGTTAAAGGGTTTATGCGCGGTTACAAAGAAGGAGGCATCGTAGAAGGTATTAAGCAAGGCGTTATGGACTTGGTTGATGGATTAATTGGTAATCTTATTCGGATGTTAATGTGGATACCAACTAAGCTTGCCGAATGGCTGGGGCTTGATAACTTAGCCGCGGCAATTGGCGAACATACTGACGACGTATTTGCCGGTATAAGTGAGATTTTCAGCAACTTAGTTGATTTTGTTAAAGCATTATTTACGTGGGACACAGAAGCGATGAGCAAAACTCTTGGCGGTATCTGGGAGGGAATCAAAAAAGTAGTATTAGCTCCTTTCAAACTAATTCAGGGCTTGGTAAAGGACATATTTGGTGGAAGCGCAATAGAAAGAGCAAAACTAGCTCTTAAGTCAATTAGTTTAAGTATGCAAAGCTTCTTTATGTACTTACAACAAGGCATTCTCCAATTACTTGACAATCCGGTTATTAATAATGTGTTAGAAGGTCTCGATTACATTGGCGTTACTGATTCAGCAGCAGGAAGTCTTCAAGATATGAAGAAAGACGCGGCTGTTGCGAAAGAGTTTGTCGATACTCAGAAGAAAGCTGTTGAACGACAAAGGGAGTTCATTAAAGAAATGGAAAATGCAGAGCGGATTAGAGAAGCTGATAGGCTAAAGGAAAAATCACAAACCAATATTAATACGTCAAATAATAGCAACTCTGCTGTAGTTAATAACGTTACGTATAACGTTAACGCTCCTAACAACCTTGCAGCTAACGCTATAAGAAACGCGCTCGGCGCGTAATAAACTAAAAAAAGGGGTGTGATCTTTCGACCACACCCCTTTTAGTGTTATGTATTATTAGCCCTTCTTACCACCTTTTTTAGGAGCAGGCTTTTTCTTGCCCTTACCTTTAGGTTTTTGAGCATTCTTACGACGCTCGGCCATGGCTGCTTTACGCTCTTTCTCGTCAAGCTTACCATCTTTATTCTTATCGAACCGCTTCATGAAAGCGGCCTTCGCAGCTTTACGTTCGACTTCACAAAGTTTTCCATCTTTGTTCTTATCGAACTTAGCCATGGCAGGTGAAAGCTTGCGCTTACCACCAACCTTTGCTTTATGCTTGTCAGCTGATTTGATCTTTTTAAGGACCTTAGCTGCTGGTGAAAGCTCCTTCTTATCGTCTTTACGATAATCATCATGTGCTGTTGCTGCTCCGATTGTAAGAGCACCAACGATTAGTATAATTAGTTTGTTCATATAATTAGTTTAGCTAGATGCCAATTGAGCAAAGTAGCTGAGAGTGTCTTCTGAGCCATCACCTGAGGTAGTGTCATTTGATGTTTCACCTTCAGCCGTATTCATAACAGGAGCTTCTTTCACAGTATTCAATTCCACTTGCTGTTCAGTTGAAAGTCCAGTAGCTACTTCAGCTTCGCCAATGACCTCGAATAGCTTCCGCTTAAGGTCAGTGTATGACTTATAGTTTTCTGGATCGGTGAATTCACTCAGCTTATAGAGTTTGTTATATACCTCTTCAAGACGTGCCTCATCGCCTTCGGCGAGGGGCGAATGCTTATCAAACTCGGACTTATCGTAGTTGCGGTAACCCTCTACATTACGGATTTTAAGTTTAAAATTAGCACCAGTCCAAAAATCAAATGGATTAATTGGTGTTTCATCTTGGAATTGCGGTTGCATAACATCCATGACTTTATCCATAATCTTTTTACCGAACTCATAAAGGAATACTTTTCCTTCATTTTCTGGATTGCCAGAATCAGAAACAACCATGATGTTTGAAACGTGGTGCAGACGACGCTTGCGCAGTCTAGCGAGTTCCTTATCTTCATCTCGACCCGTATTCCAGAGCTGAGAATTCAATTCAGATACAGGATCTGGTTGACCGATAGAAGTCAAGGATCTTTCAATGTACCAACGACCAGTTGACCCTTTGAATCCGTGATCCCAGTATCGTACCCATGGTAGATCCTCACCACCTCCTGCTGGCAAGAAGCGGATAACCGCATAGCCATTACCGGCTTTATCAACAGTTGGTTTCCACAGGCGATCATCACCATAGCTTTTCTTTTCGCTATTAGTATCAGCGGCGCTGACGAGTTTTGAGATTGCGTTATCGCGATTTTGTTTTAGTTTTTCGAATGACATAGTATTT